GCATGGCAATACCATCAGCACGACTTGAGGCAGAGGACTTAACATGACCACCTTTAGCATACTTCTTGGTTACACCGCCCTTTTTGAACTGTGAACCCAAAGATGCTCTCATGTTTTTACCCAAGAAACCATCGTCTTTAGGGGGCATTGGTGAACCCATGTTTCTTGTGGCTGTGGCAAATCCGTCATCTTCCATATCTCCTGCGGCATTCGCTGCTGAAGACTTGGCTTGTCCGGCTTGCTCCTTGGCAGCAAGAGCACCCAAAGCTTGCGCCGCAGCAGCAGATGTTCCTGCGGGCATATTGGCTAACATAGCTGAGGCTGTTTGAGGATTGGTGGATTGCGATGCTTTAGGGTGGCGGCGAACCAAATTCAACTGAGCATTCATGTAGTCAGTCAAATCTTTATCAGCGCCGTATTTAGCTTGAAAGTCTGCCAATTGTTTCTTGGTGACGATTGCCATGATTTACCCCTTGTGGTGTTTGTGATGCACTTTACCACCATGCTTGTATTTCTGGTGATCGTGCAAATGCTCTACTGTGTCATGATTCAGGGGATGACCTGCTGCATGCTCTTTGTAGTGCTCTGAGTGATGCACGTGACCGCCAGCAGCATGGTGCTTGCTGAGGTGTTCGTGGTGCATCTCATGCTCATGATGATGCTCATGGCCTGCGGGGTGAATGTGTCCGTGATGATGTTTCATGATGTCTCCTTAGCAGATTCTGCCGCCACGCTTTTTAGCGTTGATGATTGGGCCGTTACCAATGGTATTGCCCTTCATTGTTTCTTGCAATGCACGGGTGTGCCCACGCTCTTGAATAGCATGTTCGCCATGTTTCTTAATGCCACCGGCTTTAACTTTAGACATTGGCTCTCCCAATGCGTATTGGCCGGGAACAGAACCACCTTTAGCAAACTTAGCAGTTTTACCGCCGTGTTTGAGCATCTTTTCGCCCATGTCTTTGGAATGGGGTTCTCCCTTTTCCATAGTCTTACCACCCATTTTCATCGCCATTTTGAGGTGATGATGAGCCATCTTCATGTGATGATGGTGATCTTCATGGGTTTTACCGCCATGCTTCATGCCCATTCCCATACCTGCTGGCATTGCAGGAGCCATAGCGGCTGAGGGTGCTCTTTTTGCGGGTGCTCTCATTGCTGCACCCATCATTGGTTTGCCTTGTTTCATCATACTACCACCTTGTTTAAATGTGCGGCCTGTGTCCGCCTTAGTGAACTCCTGCCCCACACTTTGCGGGACTCCTACTTTCTTGGCAAACGATGGGTTGTTGGCCACCGCCGCCATGAAATTGTGCTGTTTCTTGCTAGTTGATGGCATGTTGGCTCTCCATTAGCCTATCAATCTTGCTTTCCAGCCTGTCCAACCGATCCAGAACTCTGTTTATATCGGCATGGACTTCTACTTTTGTCACATATTCTTTTGCTAACTCTTCCCGAGTCTTGTTCAGCAAAATAGTTATGCGTTGCAATTCTGCTGATTTCTCTCTCAATACCCAGCCTAAGATAGCGACAAGTAAGGAGAGAACTGCATTCCAAATCGTTGAGTCCATCAGACATACTTCCCTTTTGTCAAGCCACGCACAGCACAGCCATCAGCGCATTTCCAAACTCTCAAAGACTTGTTAATCCTGCTGTTTGGATCGTTGGCGGTTTTGGAAGAGGTGAGTTTCTTTTTCATCCCCTCCATCCTCGCACAGAAGGACTTCTTCCTTGATCCGCCCTCGGGTTGGGGAGCTTTTAAATGCATCCCCTCCTTCCTTGCGGATGCCCGACCCTTGGCGTTTAAGCCACCATTCGGATTCTTCCCTTCTTTGCGTTGCCATGCGGGGGTGCTCATTATGTGCTTCCGACATCAGCATTGTTCTTAATCAAATAACCTTCTTGCGAAACCGTTAAGGCCGCAGTGCCAGTGCTGGCTTTTGCCTGCAATTGGATATCTGTTTTCTCCGCCACTGCTCTGGGCATAACCCTTTGCGTATGGTAGTTGTTTGTAAACGGAGCAATGATCGTAACAGTGGATACACCAGTGCTAGTTGTTTGATAGTTTTGATACGTTGCGTAACCAGCAGGGTTAGCGTTCAAGCTTGTATTAATGTCAATACGGCTTAAATAAAACGTATAACCCGCAGGTACGGTATAGATGCCCATCAAAGTGCGGCCATTGCCAGCTAAAATTTCTGCATACAACGTAGTGTCAGTTGTATCTTTTAGCGTGATGTTTCCTGTAGGTGCACCGGCCGTTACTGCCATGCTGTTGATACGGAAATAATATTTCACTGTAGTTACAGCGGTTGTACCGTTCAACTTTATAGTTTCCGAAATTTGGTTGTAGCTTGCATCCAACCCACTGATAAGAACAGAAGTAGCCGTCTTATCATCGCCAGTATTAACAGAACTAGCAATGTGCATTTGGATTGCAGAAGAGGGAAAAGTGTAAGAGCTATTACCTTCCCATACAGGCACAAATGATGTGCCTACCGCTGCTTGGTAGCCATAAATGTTTAGGACACTGTGCCCATAAACCTGACCACGAGCAACTTGTAAATCAAATGGCTCATATTTACTCTGACGAGTAATTGAATTCAAAACGTTGTTTGTTGCTGGTACATTTGTAGCCATGAATAATCTCCTTAAAGTTTAAAGATGGGGGCCGAAGCCCCCAGAAGATTAATCAAAGTTACCGTAGGGGTAAGTTGTAGAGTTACCAATATTCATGTCAAGTTGTGTGTAACGAACTGTTACTTCAATCTGACCTGATGTTGGAGTTGTCAAACTTGTATTGGTAATCTTCAAAGTCACAACAACTTGAGAGAACCATGAAGGCTGTGTTCCAACTTGTGGGTTTTGGAAGTCTTGCAATGTTGCGCTTGCATAAGGCAACTGTGTGCCTACAAATGTAGCAGTACCACGAGTTGCAGAAGTGATCGCAGCCATCGTAGCGTAAACACCTGTGCTTGTCGCAAAGTTGTTTGACACGTAAGGCTGGATGGAGTTAGCTGTTACGCTACCATCTGTGGGCAATGTACCTACGTCAACGATCACATCAGTGATGTTAGAGCTGTAAGGCAAATAGAACACTACGCCACGATAAATCGTGCCGGATGTATCCGCAGTGGGGGCTGATGCTTTGGTAGGCCCAGTGTTACTGAACACGCCAGATTGAGGAGTGTATATAACACCTGTGCTATTAGGAATGTTGTTTGAAGAAACAAACACGCCTGATCCACCGCCATAATTGGCCGTGTTAGGTGTTGTGACTGAGAAGTCCAACAAAGCTGTTTGAACTAAATCTGTGTATCCGACATCACGGATAGGGCCAAAGCGGTTGTCGCCAGATAAAATTGGCCCTTCAAATGTACTGCGTCCCATGATAATTCCTTATGCAAAAGCCTCTTGTTAATCGTTGCATCGTCTGCTGGGCCAGTGGCAACAAGAGTAAAACTCCCAGATGTCCATTTATACCATGTAGTTTAAACATGGTCAACAAAAAATGGGGGTTTTTTAGGCCCCCATTGTTTTTAGTACGTACCGTAGATTCCGAGAGGATCTGACCAGCCGAAGCTATAACGCTCACGAGCTTTGTAACGGACGTTGCCTGTGTCGAAGTCACCGTCCATGCTGTTTTGCATGGGGGTACGCTCGAAGTGCTTCATACCGTTAGGTACATCAGTGATCAAGAACCAAGCATTAGGTGCTGTCAAGAAGTGGTTAATGGTGTAACCCTCGGGGATTGAACCATTGTTCTCGATAGCATTAATGTCGTTGTTGTTGGTTCCAACACGCAGTTTTGTGTCGAGCAAACGAGTTGCAACGAACTGCAATGCTGGGGGAACAATCAACTTCTTGGGCTTGGCAGCGATCAAAAGACCACGCTCATCAGTCCATGCAGCGATTTGAATAACTGCATTTTCCAATGCTGTTTCGTTCAAGTCTGCGGGGGTTGATGGAGTGTTGGCATTTGTACCGCCGTTCACCAATGGGTGAGCAGAGTTAAACAAAGAAACGCCGTCACCACCAGTGTAGGCTGAGTTGAAGCCGTTATTCAAAACGGCAGCAGCTTTAACCTGCTTGGTGTAAGCCATACCACGGGCCAAAGCTTTTGTATAACGTGCAGACAAAGAGTCATACAAGTTATCTTCGATAGCCTCTTCAGTGATTGAAAAGCCCATCGCAATGGTTTCGTGGTTGTAACGGGTTGTCCATGCTTCCTGTGCGTTGTCATAGGCGATGGCAGAACCCTCGGCCTTGACTGGAGCAGCAGAGAAACCAGACAATTTGGTCTCTTCTTCAAATGAACGCTCAGAGGTCTCTGTTTCATAGATCTCTTTGTGTTCTTCGCCGTAACGAGCATATTCCAAACCAAACAAAGCGTTTAGGCCGGGGAGTAACTCTTTAAGTAGTTGTGCACGTGAAATAGCCATTTTAAGTTACTCCTTATCTAGCTGTTGCGTCATAGTATTCATGAATACCAAAGTTCAATTTAACGAGAACTTCAGGGTATTGTGTAAACACTAAGGTTGAGGAAGCGGCAAATGCGGTGATAGGAGCTGCGTTCAACACAACAGTAGTTGCGCCTGCGGAAGCTGCTGTAGCCACATAAGAACCGGACTGAATGATTTGACCGTTAGGTGCAATAGATGCCACATCTGTTCCCACGGGGAGAGCAAATGGAATACCTGATGCAGTGGTAACAGTGGCTGTACTGATGCTGGTATAACCAACAGAACCCAAAGATTGGGCAGTATCACCAACCAAACCAACCACACGAGCAACATAAGCAGAGCTTGTTGTAGCTGCGGGGATGATCAAACCGTTAGAGCTGTCGCCAGTGTTGACGTTACCAGCCAAGTCAGAACCTTGAAGGTTTTGACC